GAAAACGGCAATGAAAATGCGCCCGCTTTGACTGTAAAGAATGGCGAACTAGTCGAAGTAGTGCCGCGCGGTAGTAAGGGCGGTAATGGTGGCGGCGATGGTGAGGGCGACGGTAGCAGTTTTACAGCCATAGAAACGCCCAAGTCTATAGAACTTCGCGGTAATATTGAAATTCTAAACGCGCACCTTGAAACGATTAATGACGTAGCAATACGAGCGGCGCTAAAACAAGCCATTGCAGAATTAGCCGCCAAACTATAGAAATATATCTTGATAGCCGCTTGAATCTGAGCGGCTTAACTAGATAGATTTTTATAACTGTTATAAGGAAAAATAAAATGAGCAATTCAAAATTGAATTTGATTTTAGATAGATTAGTTTTTTCTTGGGTGTTTTTGACTGTGCTATATTTGGGTGCTGTCAATCTGGGAGGATTTTAAAATGTTGAATATTAAAATGATGCGAGCCTGTACATGGTTCGATGATAAGCGCGAGCGCGGGTTCGTGTTGGTTAGTGCTAACAGTGTGCTAGAGTTTAGCTTTAATAAACTGCGCCGACCGTATGTCGAGTATGACTTTAAGCATGGCTATTATGTGCTTGTAAACACTGGTTTTTTTAATGTGGGTTTGACCGATAAAGGTTAAATAATTATAACTGTTATAAGGAAAATGAATCATGTATACAGTAGACGCTACAAACTGTCAGCGATATGCACAAACATCGCATGACAATATGGCAGATGTAACATTGATGGTGGTGTTATCCATACAACAAAACTGGCTGAGTGTGGGTGATCAACTAGCCGATGTTAATAGGTGCGGGATTGAGTCCAAGTTTTTGTGGGGTAACAAACGTAAAACCTATGAGTATTTACAGGACAATTCATATCAACTATATACGGATGCTATGGTAGTGATAAACTCTGGCGATTCAGACCGCGATAAAGCAAGGGCGTTGATGGAAGTATTTCTTCGAGTCGATGGCTTAGGGATACCGAAGGCAGGTTTTATGTGTCAATTGATGGCGGGATTAGTGGGCTGTATGGACGTACACAATATTAGATTGTATGGTCTAGATATTAAAGACCTCTCGCTATCTAAGAATCCAAAGTCTAGCAAGGGGATAGACGCTAACAATAAAAAGGTGTTGGCTTATATTGATATGTGCCATGACATAGGCACGGAAAAACTATGGAATAATTGGTGCAATTTTTTAGCTACCAAATCTAAACGATGGATTGATGGTGATCATGTGAGCGAGGTACACTATAGCTATTTAACTGACGCTTAATATTTATAACTGTTATAAGGAGAATAAAATGATAGTATTTAATTACCCTAGTAAAAAAGAAATGAAGGCTCATGTGGGTAAGCCTTTGAAGTACATTGAAACCAGTATGTTTGGAAACGAATACGTGAGTGACGGCTATCTGGTCGGTGCTAATAGACCTCACATTACAGGCCAAGGCAGAGAGTTCTTTGCTGAAGTCACAATGAAAAATAATCTAATCTCAGGAGTTAAATAATATGTATTTATTTTCACAAGATATTAATAACGGCAGTATGCGAATAGCCGACCAAGCAAAGTCCCTTAAAGCATGGTCAACTAGAAACCCTGACACCACTGAAGGTTCTGAGGTACGAGTGTATAAAAGTATAAAGAATTTTAGAGAGGGTTTTGATTATACTTTGTATACCTTTACAAACGGTAAGCTAAAGAAGTCTAACGGTCAGCCAGTGGTTGAACTTAGTCGAATGTTTTTTGGAGAATGGGTAAGTAAGTAAGAGAAACGAGAACACCAAAGATACACAACTTAATATAACTTAGGATAAATAATATGAAAACTTTAATTGAAGCAGTAGAAGCGTGGATTGATGATAGAATTACTAACAACATCGCTGTAGATAGGGCTGATAGAATGTCTCACTCTGCATATGTTGATGTGGTAGACCTTAGTGCAAAGCTCAACGAGATGGAAGAGATTCATATCCGCGATGCTAATAGGATTGCAGACCTTGAGCGCAGGGTACAGCTCTATCAAGACAGCCCTAGTCCTGAGTATAATGACGGCGAAGAGTCTACAGTAACAGAGCTAAGCATGAGGTTAGATGATGTTGATAGTAGGCTCGAAGATCTTGAATGTAGTATGGAACAAAAGACTGACAGCGATGAAGTTGAGACTATGGTTGAGTCTGCAATGGAAGATTTAGATTTCCCAGATTCATATGCAATCGAAGTTATGGTTGATGATGCACTAGAAACTAAGGTCATGGATGCTGTCAGGGCTGAGATAGATGCGACAGACTTTAAAGTAACAGTGGAGAGATAACATGAGCGATAAGACGCTAACTTATAAAGAGTTTGTAACAGAGTTGGAATACTTAGAAGATTGGCATGATATCTTGGTTAAACAAGAAGGCATCACACACCCTGTAACATTACACCATAAAGGTTTAGTCCAGAAACTGAGGGCGGCTAACTATAAACATAGTATGCAACATGCTAAACATACAAAGGAAATTAATTATGTGGGCAATTAACTGGCACGAGATGGGCTGTACTCAGTACGCTGATACCATAGAAGATGCACATAAGATTGGACAGCGCGGTGGTATATTTTATATAATAACTTATGTGGGAGAGAGCAATGGCTAGATTAATAGATACTATGAACGAGAAGCAAATGTGGAAGTCTTGGATGAACACAAGGTTGGGAATGAGACAATGGTGCAAAGAGATATGTCAACCATTAGTCTTGGCAACGGACTGTGCTACTGATATTAAACAAGCACCACCACTAAAGGAGAAAGAACAATGAAGATAAAGACCTTTAAGTTTAATGGCGAACACCCTGATCTACATACTGGTACTTACTATAGCATGAAAGAATACTCTGAAGTTGCAGAGGTAGGACTTAAAACCCTATGCAGTAGGATGGCACGTTACCGTCATGTAGAAATAGATAATAACTTTATAGGCCTTAAATATTCTAAGCCTGATAGCAACTTAGAAGGGAGGTGTGAACAGCTATCAATGAAGTGGTTGCGACAGAAGCTAACAACAATTGACCCTAACTATAAGGAACACAACAGATGAAAGGCATCATTGATACATCTAAACCAATCCATAGCTACAAGGTTCTTATGTCTGAGTTGTCTGGTTACTACATAACTGTGGCGGCTGAGACACCTGAACAAGCTATGGAGTATGGCAACAATGAGGCTATGCGAAAGAACTATAAGATGTCACAGATTTATGTGGTTGAAACCGCTGTGGTTTCTGCGGAGCTAATAACTAAATAGTCTATGTAGACTATAAAGCTATTGTCCTTGTTCTTTTTTTACAGAAGAAAATAGAAGAAAGTTATTAAGTCTTTTAAACTATAAAGAATATTATAGCATATATAATATGTTAAGTGAAGCGTGTTTGTAAAATAAATTGTTGACACTTACATCAGTGAGTGTTAATATTAATTAAATTAAACCAGAAAGGAATACAGTAATGAATAATATCACACCGATGTTTCAAAATAACACAGCACTACAAGCTATTAAAGATAGAGGCTATGGCTCAGCAGGTTTTGATATAGCTGTTGCACCGTTGACGTACACCGCCACCCAATATGGTGACGCATTACCAAGCAGTAAATCTGTTATCTACCGCACCGATACTGGTGAAGAGCTAGGTATCCACGGTCATGGCTATAAACCTGTAGCACCTAAGCACATGATAGATGTTACTAGGAATATCATTGAGCGTTCTGACCTATCTATCAATGGGATGGAGGAGACTATTAGAACCTCACACAATGGTGCTAGAACCTTTGTACAATACAAGCTACCAGAGCATACCTATAGAACTAGTGACGGTGACGAGGCTAGTCTGAGTCTGTTATCTATATCATCCTTTGATGGTACGTGGCCGTTCATGATTAGTGCCGCCGCAATACAACACGCGTGTACAAATCTTCAAGTCTTTGTAGGTGGTGAAGTGTCAGTGTTCAAAGCTAAGCACACTAGGTCACTAGACATTGAGCAGGGCGGTAGGATTATTACTAAGTCTTTAGATCTCTTTCACAATCAGCGTGACCTATGGCAACAGTGGGAGGGTAGAGAGTGTAGTAATCTAGAGGCGTTTAGATTCTTTGCCGAAGCACTCAAGTGCAAGACAGCTTTAGATTTAATAAAGAAAGGCGTTACTAACCCTACTGATATACTGTTTGATATGCCTAGACGTAACACTAGTCTTCAGTATATGTGGAATATGTACAATGCAATCTATTCTAAACGTCTTGGCAATAACTTCTGGGCTGTGTATAATGCTATGACAGATTGGTCAACACACTTTGAAGCCCCTCGTTCTTCAAGCATGGCGAACATTGCATCAATACAGAACGATAGACAAGAGGTTGTAAGACAGACCCTAAATGCTCACACTTTCTTATCGGTTGCGGCATGAAGATACCAGAGAAAGTATTCAGTATAGATTCACTGGCGCATCGAAAGGTGCGTTATATTCTAGATAAACCTAGTCAACTACAGGACGCAGTGTTAGATATTATTGCAGACGGTAAAGTTAAATGGACTGTTAAGCAATGGAAAAAACTAGTAAGTGATATAGAATTATCTGACCTAACAGTAGGTGAGTACCTTAATCAATTTAATAAAAGGAAAACAAAATGACAACAGGATTTGGAGAAAACTTTTTAACTATAAACTATAGGCTAGGTGTAGGGTTTGACTTTGAGTTCGCCGACAGCAGGGCTGTGTGGATTACCAATAGCCTGACTGAAGAGATCAATGCGGCATCCTTTGAGGGTGTCGTAATCATGCTACCCTTTACAGTGATAACCTTTGGTAAGATATGGACGGAGGACTAGAGAACATGGGTGACGCAACACATGGCGGCAAAGGTGATCGTGCAAGGAGCGTAAACTTAAATAGATTTAACGATAACTTCGATGCGATTTTTAACAAGCAACAGACGGAGAAAGAAGATGAAGAAGGTAAAGAAGCTGACGATAAACGTCCTGCAAAGAGCGACCAACTGGGTGGAGAAAGAAGCCACAGTAATGAAGAGCAAGTTTGAATCAAGGTTTATAAAAACAATAAGAACTGCTGTTATATTGTCGTGTGTTTTAGTTCTTATAAATGTACTGTTAGTATTAAAGGGGTAAGCTATGCTTGATATAATTCTAGGAGTGTTGGTGTTAGTAGCACTGGGGTGCGGTATTAGATTGCTATACGAATCTGAGCTAATGATAGATGAACTCAAGAAAGAAAGGGAGGATGATAATGTTTGAAGAGATGTTTAGTACAGATCCATCACCGCAAGCAGTAGCTACATCAAAGGCGGCAAGAGATGTAGCAGATGGTAAGGTTCTTTTAAGCGTAGCTTGTAAGCAGTATGGCGTGAAGGAACAAGCAGTCATACAGTACATCATCGACAAGACTGAGTATGAAACAACGCTCGACATAATCAACGGCAACAAGGACACGGATTCAATAGGTAACAAATAAAGCTTGACACATTATAAAAACTACAGTACACTTCACATTCAAATTTTTAACCACCAAAAAGGAAAGTAACATGGCTATATTAGAAGGCTCAGCATACTGGGCATCAGTAACAACTCCGAATACAACTTTTGATCCTATGTATTCAGTCAACTTAGTTGTAGATGAAGCAACAGCAGAAGATTTTAAAGCTCGTGGCTTTACTATTAAACAAATGGACGAAGGCCCTGCTATTGTAATTAAGCGTAAGGTCGAAGGCCCTAACGGTATGGTTCGACAAGCACCAAAGCTAGTAGATCAGTATAAGAATCCATTAGATGCCCGTGTTGGTAATGGCTCTAGTGTTAAGGTTCAGTATAAAGAATGGGAATCAGTATGGAAAGGTACAACCTTTAAGGGTTTAGACTTCCAAGCTATGCAGGTTCTTGAGCTTGTTGAAGTCGGTACGCCTGATGGTGCTGAGTTTGATTCTTATGAAACAGCAATGGAGGATGAGTTATAATGGCTACAGTAACAGTAGATGATGTGAACTATGAATCAGACCTACTCTCAGACGAGGGTAGGGCAGTTCTAACTCACCTAATGGAAGCAGATAGAAATCTTAGAGAAGCTACACTGACTGTTGGTTTAATGCAAGCCGCAACAGTTACACTCATAGCTAATCTTAAATCTACCCACCTCACGGATGAGGCATTAGCAACAGAGGAAGTTGAAGCAACTGAGGAGTAAGGCGAATGCCTTTTGTAAAATTCCACTTACCATGCCCTGACTGTGGCGGTAGTGATCCAGTATCAGTTAATGATAACGGCTCTGGCTACTGCTTCAGTTGTACTAAATATTTTCCAAACTATAGCACAGCGGAAGTGCAACAACCCGATACCGTAATGGACTTCGTAGAGTATCAAAGGAACACCAAGATGGAACAAAGTTCAACGCCCAATCTTAACTCCTCGTTTAATGAACTAACTGACCGCAAGATAAGCTTAGCTACAGCTAAGAAGTACGGCGTTAGATCTACAACACGAGATGGCAAGATTGATAAACACTACTACCCCTACTACAATGGACACGAGTTAGCAGGTACTAAGATACGCAAACAGAACAAAGAGTTTGCGTGGACAGGAAGCTCTAAGGAAGTAGGGTTGTTTGGAGAGAATCTGTTTAAAGCAGGTGGTAAGTTTATAACATTAACAGAAGGCGAGTGTGATGCGATGGCCGCTTACGAGCTAATGGGTAGCAAGTGGCCTGTCGTATCTATAAAATCAGGAGCGCAAGGAGGCGTTGCTGATGTTAAGAATAATCTGGAGTACCTTGAATCGTTCGATTCTGTGGTCATTAATTTTGATAACGATAAAATTGGTAAGGAAGCCGCTCAAGCAATTGCAAAGCTTCTAACACCTAAGAAAGCTAAGATAATGACACTGCCTGTAGACTACAAAGACGCTAACGATATGTTGCGTCAGGGTAGACATGCCGCGTATGTTAGTGCTTTCTGGGATGCCAAAGTCTATACCCCCTCTGGTGTATTAAATCTATCCGATCAGCTTGAAGCTTATCAGAAGTTAAGGCTAGAAAAGAAAACAGCTATACCTTATCCGTGGGCAGGTCTTAACAAGAAGCTTGAAGGCATGAGAGCAGGTGAGCTTGTGACTCTTACAGGTGGTACAGGACTAGGTAAGTCTTCTGTAACCAGAGAGATTGAACACTGGTTGATTGAGAACACAGAAGATAACGTAGGTGTTGTAGCTCTTGAGGAGAACTGGTCGCGTACTGCTGAAGGTATCATGGCAGTAGAGGCTAACGCCAAGCTACATCTTGATAGTGTTAAGGCTCAGTTTACCGATGAACAGTTAGACAACTGCTTTAAGAAAGTCTTTATGGGTGATAATGAAGGGCGTGTATGGATTCATGCACATCATGGCGTTAATAACCTTGAT